CGCGGGAGGCAAAGTCCACGCAGGCTTCAGCCATCATGGGATGCACGACCTTGGAGGCTCCGAGGAACTGAGCGCCACCGGGGGCGTCATCCCCCATGCCTGTACGGCGCAGACCCTCTTCATATTGCTTGTCGCGCTTCTTGCGGGCTTGGCGGTCATTGTCAATGAGGTCGATGTAGCGGGTAGCCATTGCCTCCAAGTCGGTGATGCTGATGACCTCTTCAGCCAAGTTGGCATAGAAGTCTTCGTCCTCAGCAGGGCCTTTGAAGTCCTCTAACTTGACGACAGCAGAGCCGTCAGGCAACTCCTCAACTTCAGGGTCTTCGCCGGGCAGCATATCCACCTCAGCGCCGCCCTCATCTGTCATGCGGATACCTTCAATGAAGCGGTCTTCGTCTGGGCTAATTGGGTAATCTGTTGCCATGTGTAATCCTTATCGTGACATTGCGGCAAGTCCACCGCGTCGTTTTTTGGGTTCAGAGCGTACTCCACGCATCTTCTTAATACCCTTTTTAACCAAACTTGCTGGCGAAAGAATACCAGCGACAGTCTCTGCTATTGGAAACTCATTCTCTCCGAGAATTCCAGCTTTGTTCATTGCATCAATGTATTGCGCACTACCAAACCAAGGCTTCTCAGACGCCAACTCGGTTCCAAAAACTGCATCTGGAGCCATTAATAGAAGGTTTGCAAAGTCAGGAATTGCGCCAGCGTATGAAGCGCCAACGCGAAGGGCAAAATCTTTTGCACCTTTAGCACTCCTGAGTTGACTTGCTTCATCCTTGACGTTTTGCTTTGCCCACTCGTACACCTCTGGCGCGTTGCGCTTGATGTTTTCCAAATCTTTTTTGGTAAGGAGTGGCTCACGACGTGAGCCTTCAAACGGATTGACCTCTTCAGGTGAGGCAATACCACCACCGTCAAAGTGCTGAGGTTCGTTAAATTGCAAGGTCTTAAATGCGCTACCGCCTTCAGCAAACCCATCGACTGGTGGCGCAGAACCTGTATCAATCGGGCGATTCATTTTGCGATTAAGTTCTCGCTGAAAGTCGCCAACTGGGTCTTTTCCTGAAAAATATTTGTATCCTGAATAGCCCGCATTCAAAGCCATACCAAGTGGGCTTGTCGGAACTTTTGGCATATCTTGAATTACTTGGTGCATCTTTTCTAGGACGCTTTTATCCCTTGGCTTTTCTTCTTGAAAGCCTTCAGTCTTTTTGGATGGCGCACGCATAGCGCCACCATCAGCGTATTGCTCTGTTGCGTATTGCTCAATAGCCTTGCCACCACCACTAGGCTGGTAGCCCCTTGCCGCATCAACGTCTGCTTGGCTCACGCCGTACTGCTCCATTGCGGCTTGAATTTCGTCTTGGGTGCGCTCTTGCGCTAGGTAGTCATTGATGACGTTGTAGTAGTTGTCAATGCTTGAATTGTTTTGTGCGTAAGTGTAACCAGCAGATGGCTGAGACTCAATAACTGCTGGCGCAGAAACGACTGTGGGCGTAGAGACAACCTCTGGTGTATAGGTAACCTCTGGGGTGTAAGACGTCTCTGGCACGCTTGCCTGCGTGATTTGCGCAATCTCTTGAGGGATATCGACTACATTGTCTGTCTGCGTTACCTGCTTGGGTATGCCTGTCTCGCTCTGGTTGTTCGCGCCCTTGTAAGCGTTTGCAAACTGGCTGAGATATGCCAGCTTTGCGTCATCGCTGTTGAGGTGGAAGCCAGACTCATCCATCAAGTCTTTTTGGTTCAACATCCCCGACATTGCATCGACTAGCGTCACGTTTGGATGCTTGCTTGCTATGTCGTTGTACAAATCATCCATCTGCAAGGTTGTGCTGTTGATGGCCTCCTCATACGAGTTTGCTTCTGGCTGACCAGACAAGATGACGTTAACACCACTGTCTCCAAGTCTAGACACAATCTCATCAAGGTTTTTGCGGATGGTTGCCTTATCAACACCTTGAGCAATGTCGTTAGCGCCAATGTCTAGTACAACGGTCGCGCCCTTTTGGAAGGTTCCACCATCTCGCTCAAACGCATTCAATTGGTTTAGCACGTCCGAGGTCTTCTGACCACCAATGGCTGTGTTCGTTACGTCCTCGCCAAATAATTGCTTGGCAAGTCGGGTCTTCTCATCTCCAGCCATCCAGCTTGCGCCAGACAAGATGACGCCACCTAGTTCATTTGGCTTTCTTGGTGCGCCTTGGTCAAGCACAGAGTAGTTCTGGATATTCTTTAGGTTGTCTTGTATTGACCCGCCACCAGCCATAGTCAAACCACCCTTAGCGTATATGTCAGGGAGTTTAGTTGTGGGGAGTCTAACTCTAGGATTTTTAGCAAAGACATCAGATGACCAATACTCTTGAGGGTCAACTAAATTTTTGGTCATCTCAAGTTCTTGTTTTAAAGCATCAATGTACTCCTCTTGGGAGCGGCGTGGGAAAGGCTCTCGCAATTCAGCACGTGGCAATAATTGAACAAGTCCAGATTTTTCACCTTGACTTGCCAAGGCTCGACTGCGGTGTCGGCCTTCATGCCCAGAGATAAAAGGCATCAAAGGCAAGCCCTGTTCTTGTTTATTTATTTCTAAAAATGGCACATCATCAAATGGCCCAATAGTTCTTAAATACTTTATGTAATCTGCTGTAGGCAAATTAAATTTGTCAGTATCGCTTTCGCCTTTGCTACCCCAGTGCCTAGCTCTCTCTACTAGTGGAGTTGCATACTTCTCAAAGTCAGCAGGATTCATGGTCATCAAGGCTTTAGCATTGTCGCCAGTAAAAGCCTCTTTAAGAGCCTCCTCTTTGTACAACCTCTCAAGGTTTGGTATCTCATCAGCCGCACGCTCTACACGCCTTGCCCCAAAGTCACCCTTGCTTTGGCGAACAGCCTCTTTGACATTGCTGACTTTGCTTGGGATGATAATGGATGGCGACTCAATAATCTTTTTCTCAGGGTCAGCTAGCAATCGCTTGCCTACCTTGGAAACGCCAGACGCAACCTTACCAACCTTACCGCCTTTGTCCATGAACTGTAGCTTCTTGAACGCTCCGCCACCTTCTGCCTTTTTAACGTCGGACGTAACTGCATTCAAGGCGGCATCGTAATGCTTTTGGAACCTGCCTAAGTCCATCTGCCTTGCGCCCTCAACTCCCTCACTGGCAATGCTTTCCAGCGCGTGGTTGATGATTTGCCCAACGTGGTCTGGATGGATAGCGCCAACGCCCTGCACAGCAGACTTCATCTGGTCTACAGGCATGGTGTCTGCCATCTCTTCAATCTTGTACACAGGGACATCCTTGATGCCTAATTGGCGCAACGCCTCTAGCCTGTGCTGTCCCTCAATGACGTTGTCGTTGTGGTCAACGATGATGCGGCTTATGTAGCCTTCAGGGCTGGCAATTTGGTCGGCAAGCGCCTTAACTCGCTTGACCTCATTGGGGTCAGACATTCTGACTCCGCCTGAAAGTTTATCTATTGCAACCGTTTGATTACCCACAGTTTTTGGGTATCGAAAATTGGATTGACGGACGTTGGCAACATTGTCGCTAGGTGGTTTAACTTTGGGCGCGAGTGGTGCATCTTGAAGAAGCCGTTTGCCAACATTGGCAACGCCTTTAACCAACTTGCCACCCTTGTTCATAAACTGAATCTTCTTGAATCCAACTTCTCCGCCATCAGCCATGCCCATGCGGGCATTCATAGCGGCCTCTAAACGGGCATCAGCAGCTTTGATGTCTACGCCTCCACCCTTTGCCATATGCTTCTCCATTGCTTGGGCTAGGCGACTATCAGCAGCATTGATGTCAACCGCTCCACCCTTCTTGAATCCCTCACGAATCAAGTGGCGGATGTATTCGTCATGCAGGTCTTGGCTTGGCAGTCCTTCGCCCTTTACACCTAGTGCGAGGTCATAGTAGCCCGGTCCTTTGCGCTCAGGGTTGTCCTTCTTAAACTTCTGATGCCAGTCGCGCAGGTATACCTCAGTCGGCGTTGGCTTCATGTTTATCTTCAAGTCCTCGCCAGTGAGGAGGGTGGGAAAGCCCGGATGCAACGTCGGGTCATACACTGACTCCTTGTTGAGCCTAAACAGGCGTGGACCAGCCGCGAACGTAGGCACGTCACCGCCATGCTCGGTGTGAAGCAGGCTTGGCTCAGTCTCACGCTTGAGGATGTCAGTTGGCTTGAAGATGACGCCTTTGCCACTCTTCTCTCCACCAATGGCAACGCCTCCCTTGCTAGGCGCGGTTCCCTGTCCCATCATCACATCAGCCAACGCCGCACGCTTCTCAAACGTGTCAGCCTGTCGCCATATCTTGGGGTCACGGATGTCAGCACCTTCGCCAAATGTTAGGGCGAGGTTGTGGTTAATCTTGCTAGCCAGTTCGTCAGACAGGTTGCCCTGCTTCATTGAGTCGACGAAGCCACGCTTCAGCTTGTCAAACACGATGGGGTTGGTCTTAAGTTGGTTTGCGGAGCCGAGCATAGTCGTCCACGCAGTCTCTGGGTCAGTCAAATTTTTGAGCCTTGCCGCCGTCCCCTCATCCATCACACCCCAGACCTTGCCTTTGTATGCAGGGTCAGCTTCACTGATGGCTGGGAATGGTGCGCCACCAATATTGCCACCACCCACGCGGGTGCGGTCAGCCTGAGTGGTGGTCGTCTTCTTAAAACCCTTCTCCATCAATTGACCGAGCGCCTCGGACGCCTTGACTTGTGGCTGGGACTTGATGAGTTCAGCCGCCTTACGACCAGCTTCGGCACGTTGCGCGGCGGTCAACCCTGCCTCCTCGCTATCCGCAAGCAACCGCTTGGTAATGTTGAGTCCGCCCTTAATTGCTTTGAGTTGTTTGGGTTCTGCCATAGTTACACCGCGTATGGGTTGACCCGCTCTTTGCGGGCATAAGCATAGTCATCATCGTCATCATACCGAGGCTCTGGGTTTATGTCGAGGAATCCCATGTCCTTCATTAAGCGAATCGCTTGCGTTGCGCTATCGACATAGTCGTCATGCGTCGAGTCAGGGAAGGAGCATATCTGTGACAGGAAGCCTTCGCACCAGTCCTTGACGTAGCCCTTGCGTACCGATGACTCCGGGAGCCAGACGCGCCCAGTGGCGAAGATGGATGCCGTAATTTGGAGCCTTTGCATCTTGTCAGCCTTGCCGGGGTTGTATCCACGCACAGGCAGGTGGGCAGCCCGGAGTTCTTGGATGAGGGAGATGCCAGCCGCCTTGTCCTCCACGAGTATCAGGTCGGGGCGCTTGGCGTCTTTGCCCTCACCGTAGGAGACGCGCCACTCCTCTAGCACCTTGGGCTTGAGTAAAGGGAAGGTCAGGTGTTCAGCCCAGCAGTCGATGAGCAGGACAGACATCGGGCCATCGAGGGGCTTGAAGACTCCCCACGTTGTCATGGCGGTAGGGTCGTTGTACTCCTTGTCGCTGAAGGCGCAGTCATAGCTTTGGACTATGAACTCAAAGCGAGGGAAGGGCTTGTCTGCTGGGTACAGCTTGAACATATCGCGCCCGACCACCTTGCCATCTTCGAGGTCGACGAGCATACCCATCACCTCCTGCTCATACAGCTTGGAACCCTTGTACTGCTCCAACTGGTTGCGAAAAGAGGAGGCGAGGTTGGCTTCGTTCTCATAGGTGCTAGCGCGGTCAATGATGACATCCTCACCCTCGCGCCCAACTAGGTCTAGTATCAAGTCCTTGGGGCGCGGTGTCGTGGTCACGATGACACGGGGCTGGTCACCCAGACGCAAGCCCATCATCATCATGTCCCACGCCTCACCCTCACCAAGATATTGGAAGGCGGCTAACTCGTCAGCCCAGCACCAGTGGAACTGAGGGCCACGCAGACGCTCGTAGGAGTCGCCGCTAATACCACGGATGGACGAGCCATTGACCAGCGTTATCTCGTGGTCTTGCTTGTTGTACTTCGCTATCAACTCGGAGGGGATGTTTGCTAGCAGTCCTGACTTACCCTCAAAGCAGGTGAACTTGATGTCATTCGATGTGGGCGCGAGTACCAGTCCACGGGAGCCGGGGTGCGTCCAACACCACCACCAAAGGGCTTGGCTCCCTGCGTGGGACTTGCCTGCACCCCTGCCTGCAATCAGCGCCCAGACCGTCCAATCCTGCTCAAGCGGGGGCGGTATCTGGTACTTGTGTGCGCTGGCTACCCACTCAGC